GTGGGAGCCATGTCGGAAAAGCTGGCTGGGCCACCCCCTGCACCGCAGGCCACAATGCCTTCCGGGGCAACCATGCCTCCAGTACCTCAGCCAGTACCAGTTACCGCTCCTTCCACGCCCAACTGGAACTGGATGGGCTACCAAAACCCCACTTTGGATGAAAGCTGGACGCCCGGCCCACCACCCACAACTCCACCAGATCATCAAGAGCCTGACGAAGACCGTCTGTCCCTTGCAATTGCCCGTCAAGAGGTGAATTGATGTTCGGGGTACCTCTGCCCTACGCAGCCCTTGGAGGCCTCTTGCTGGCCCTTCTGGCCTATTTCACGGGCCATCACAAGGGCTGGGCCGAACGTGACGCTGAAATGCAGGTGGAAATCGCCAAAAAGAACGAAGAAGCCCGGAACACGGAAATCAAACTAAATGCACAGGTTAATGCAAGTGCAGTTCAACTACAGGAGGCCAATAATGTCATTGACCAAAAATCAATTGCTCTTACTGCTGCCATTCGCGCTGGCCGGGTGCGGCTCCCAGCCCCAAGTTGTGTACAAACCACCCCAAGTGCCCCCGCTGCCGCCCCAAATCCAGAAGATGGAGCCGAATCTGACCGACAGACTCTCCTCCTTATTGCTCAACTCGCCGCAGACGGGGACAAAGCCATCACTCAACTCAACGCCTGCATTGACGCCTACACAGCCGTCCGGGAGCAAATAAATGGCAGTAACCGCTGAACAACTTGCCAAAATTGGAGTCGGACTCCAGTGGGTCGACCCGCTGAACGAGACTTTCCAGCGTTTTAGCATAGTGACTCCACGTGAGCAGGCCATGTTTATTGGTCAGTGTGCCCACGAATGCGGCAACTTCAGTGTTCTGGAGGAGAATCTGAATTACCGTGCGGCCACCCTGATGCGGGTCTGGCCAAAGCGCTTTCCTACGCTGGAAGTCGCCAACGCCTATGCCGGGAACCCCAAAAAGATCGCCAATTTGGTCTACGCGAACCGCATGGGCAACCGCGACGAGGCTTCCGGGGACGGCTACCGATTCCGAGGCCGTGGCTGCATCCAGTTGACTGGCTCGGCCAACTATTACCACGCTGGTAAGGCTTTGGGGGTGGATCTCATCATGAATCCCGATCTGGTGGCCACACCCAAGTACGCAGCCCTGACAGCCGGGTTTTTCTGGTCAACCCATGGGCTGAACGCTTTGGCTGAAGCCGGGGACGATTTGGGCTGCTGCAAGCGGATCAACGGTGGTACCCTTGGACTCGATGACCGGAAACACCGCACCCAGCAGGCACTTGCCGTCCTGACGGCCTAATGGGACAATCGGAACAACCGAAAAGACTGACATGACCACTACGCCAAGTTTTGTTCTTACTTACGATAGCCTGAGCAGTACAGTCCTCCAATACTTGGAGCGCTCTGACCCCGCCGTCGTCGCCGCCATCCCAACTTTTATCACCCTGTGCGAGTATGAAATCGCTCAGGAAATCAAGACTTTGGGCCAACTGGCGGTGGCCACGGCCACAATGACTCCAAACAACCCCGTGTTGGCCAAGCCAGCCCGGTGGCGCAAGACCGTCTCCATGACGTTGACCAATGGCACGAGCACCCAGCCCGTGCTGCTGCGCAAGTTTGAATATCTGAAGTCGTACTGGCCAAATGCATCGCAGACCGATGTGCCCCAGTTCTATGCCGACAACGACTATGAGCACTGGTATCTGGCACCGACTCCAGATCAGGCCTACACGTTTGAAGTCCTGTTCTACGAGCGCATCGCCCCACTGAGTTCGACAAACCAAACCAACTGGCTGACTCAGTACGCCCCCAACGCCATGCTGTATGGCACCTTGCTGCAGGCCATGCCGTTCCTCAAGAACGACCAACGGCAGATTTTCCAGCAGAAGTACACTGAAGCCATTCAGGCTCTCAAAACCGAAGATGTCGCCCGTGTTGGTGACCGTCAGGCTATTGCCGTGGATTCCTAATCATGACAACATATACCTCGCCCTTCACTGGCCAAACGCTGAACCCCACGGACGTTGGCTATGAATCGCTGACCATCAGCAACGACACGTTCCTTCAGTGGCCCGTGAACGGCAACAACGGCAACGTGGTGTCAAGCATCATTGATGTGACGGCAACCACAACCGGGTTGCATTTGGCGCTTCCTCCGGCAACTCAGGTGTCCACAGGTCAAAGCCTTATTGTCCGCAACATTGGCTCAAACGCCTTTACAGTGACAAACGTCATTGGTGGGACAATCACCTCGGTTCCTTCTGGAATTGCGGAATACATCTACCTGACGGACAACACGACTCAAAACGGCACATGGGCCGTGGTGACGTTTGGTGCAGGCACTTCAGCGGCCAATGCAGCCACCTTGGCTGGCTATGGCTTGATGGCCATCAACACCACGTTGAATCAGGCCTACAACGTCACTCAGGTCTACTCAAACTACACGTTCCTTGCCGCAGACCGTGCAGGGTTTTTTGTGTGGGACAGTGGTGCTGGCACATTCACCATGCCGACGGCATCCTCAGTTGGAAACAACTGGTTCGTGATGATCCGAAACAACGGTACGGGCATTTTGAACATCGTCCCATCCGGCACTGACACCATCGACGGCAATGCCAATGCCCAATTGCAGATTGGCGAATCGTTCGTCATTTGCAGCAACGGCTCCAGCTACAACACGTTCGCCTATGGACGCTCTGCGCAGTTTTTCTTCACGCAACTGACAAAGGTCGTGACTGGCGGCACGGTGACGTTGAGTTCTGCCGAAGCGGCCAACTTGATCCAAGAGTACACCGGGACTCTGACGTCGAACTGCACGGTGATTCTGCCTCCAACGGTGCAGTTGTACTCCCTGCAAAATAAGACCACTGGCTCGTACAGCTTGACGTTCAAGACGGCGTCTGTCGGGGCGTCCACAGTGGTTCTTCCGCAAAACCAAACCATCATCGCCATCTGTGACGGAACGAACGTCTATAACTCGCAGACGGCCATTGGCTCGATCACTTCGATCACGTTGGCCAACGGATCTGCAGCAGCGCCATCTTTGAACTTCATCGGCGACACAACCACTGGTTTGTACCTGATCGGTAGCGGCCAGATGGGTGTGGCCGTCAGTGGCTCCAATGCAGCAACATTCACGACCACTGGCCTGTTGGTTCCAGTTGGCATCCCCGGTGGGTCGTTCTGATGACAGCGAAAGTCGCGGTTTTACAAGTCAGGCCGGGCATTCAGCGGGACGGCACGCAGTTTGCCGCGCCCTGTTTTGTCGACGGCAAGTGGGTGCGCTTCCAGAATGGCCTGCCACGCAAAATGGGGGGCTACAACGGCATCTTCCTGAACGTGACAGACGTCTCTCGTGGCATGACGATGACGTCCACCAACGGCCTGAACTATGTCATCTCTGGCTACAGTTCTGGTCTTGAGCAGTGGTCAACAGACAATGACGATGGTATTGGCTTCGGCCCAACTGGATACACTTTGAGCGGTTTCACCGCCAATCCTGACAATCTGTGGCAGTTTGACATTGGGTACGACTCCACTGGCGGCAATCAAAACCAACTGATCGCTCACCCCGGGCAAAACCTCAGCGCCATAGACAGCACGGTAAATACCCGTCCGCTGTATGGTTCATTCCCGGGCACCGTTTTGTCCCCTGTGGGCGTTTTTACGGCATCTGGAACAACCACGAACGGTTCACCCAACGTAACCTTCGCAACGACGAACGTCGCCATTGGCGCTGGTTTATCGGTCTCCGGTACAGGCATTCCAGTAGGCACTACCGTGGTCAGTGCATCTGTAGTGGCTGGTGTGTTCACCGTGGTGTTGTCGGCCAACGCCACGGCATCCGGCACCGTGACCCTGACGTTCGACGCCAACATCTCCGTGTCTGGTGGTGTGGTGATGTTGCATCCGTACCTGTTTGTGTACGGCAACAACGGCCTGATCCAGAACTGCGCTGCAGGCAACTTCAACGACTGGGTCTCTGCTGACGCCAACGCCAACAACGTGTCCACGGGAAAGATCGTCAAGGGTCTGCCCCTGCGCGGTGGCACAACGTCACCCGCTGGTTTGTTCTGGTCTTTGGACTCCGTCATCCGTGTGACGTACTCACCATCGACGGTGAACAACATCAACTACTACTGGAAGTACGACCTGCTGACCAGCCAGACATCCATCATGTCCAGCCAGTGCGTCATCGAGTACGACGGCATCTTCTATTGGTGCGCAGTGGATCGCTTCCTGATGTACAACGGTGTTGTTCAAGAGATCCCCAACAGCCAAAACCAAAACTGGTTCTTTGACAACCTGAACTATGCGCAGCGTCAAAAGGTCTGGTGTACAAAGGTGCCTCGCTGGGGTGAAATCTGGTGGTTCTACCCTCGTGGTGATGCAACAGAATGCACCGATGCGATCATCTACAACGTGCGTGAAAAGACTTGGTACGACGCAGGCTCCGCTCAAGGTGCGCGTCGTACTGCCGGGACGTTCTCCGAGGTGTTCCGCAAGCCAATCTGGGCAGGATATGACCCTGTGATAGTCCCATTCAAGGACGTGGTGTCCTTCAGCAGCGGTGCGACCACATTGACACTATCGAGCGCAGACATCCGTGTCAAGGCTGGCCAGACAGTGGCAGGCACTGGCATTGCTTTGGGCACAAAGGTCACCAACGTGGTGGGCACAGCAATAACGATTGACACTGCCACCACCTCGGCTCAGTCTGGTGTGAGTGTGTCGTTCACTGGCCCCAGCTACATCTTGTGGCAGCACGAGACCGGAACGAATGCCGTCTACACAAACAACGTGGATGCCATCCAGTCCTACTACGAGACAAACACCTTGGGTGGAAACGTCGGCTTGGTGGGTTCTATGCAGCAGCCCGGACAAAACGTCTGGACTCGCTTGGAGCGCTTCGAACCCGACTATGTGCAGTCTGGCACCATGAACTTGTACGTCTTGGGTAAAGGCTATGCTGACGACACTGACGTCATCACTGGGCCTTATACGTTTGAGCCAGATACACTGAAGATTGATCTTCGTGAGCAGCGCCGAGAGATGCGTCTGCGGATCGAGTCGAACACTCAAAACGGTGACTACTATCAAGGCCTTGTGGTCTTGAGCATAGACACTGGCGACGTGCGCGGCACTGGGAATCCGTAATGATTTCATACGACCCTCGCGGCATGGATTGGCCACAGTACAACAAGCTGATGGCCGAACTGTTTGCGCCAAACGAGTTGGGCTATGTACCGGAAGAACGCTGGCGCGAGTGGGTCGATGGCATGAACGGCATCGGGTATTTTGGACAGTCTGCAATTCCTGACCAGCGCATGTGCGCAACATGGCAGGAGTGGGCAGAACAAATGGTCGGCATCATGAGTATCGGTGCTTGAGGAAAAGAATATGATGATCAGCAATTTTCCCAACTTGATTGCGGCTGAGGACGACGGAACAGACGCGCCCGTAACAAAAGCTGGCTCTCTTGCGGCAGCACAAGCAGCAGCCAAAAGAGAGGCGGCTGCTCAGGCTCAAGCGGCAGCACAAAAAGCTGCTCAAGACAAATTAGCTCAACAGATTCTTGGTTCAAGCGACACATCAAAGTGGAGCGGTGAAGGCTTTGGTTCGGCTCAGGCCAACGCTGCCGACATGGCCAAGATCCTGAATAGTATCGGCATCACGGACATCAATCAGTTTGGTCAGATTACAAAGCAAGTTCCAACGTATGATGAAGACGGGAATCAGTCTGGTACTCAAACGGTAACAACCTATGGCAACAAAGTAACTGGACAAGAAGTTCCCAACACATACAGCGAACGCCAGACAGGCAACGCTTGGGGTGGAACATTTGCGGGTTCTGGCAACACTGGCTACCGTGTGCAGTTCGATGCACAGGGCAATCCGATGTTCTATACAACCGGGGCGTCCAGCAGTGACTTGGGTGCAATTGCTCCCTTGCTTGCGATTGCCTCGATCATTCCATCTCCAATTCAGCCTTTTGCCGCTGCAGCCAATGCTGCTGTGGCCGCAAGCAATGGCAACGTCTTAGGTGCTCTGGCGTCTGTGGCAGGCATTCCCGGAGCCAGTGAGGCACTGAGCAGCATTCCGGGCGTGAGCGATGCCATGAGTGCCGTCAAAACAGCCAACCAAGTACAAAACACGGTTAAGGCAATAGAGTCTGGTAACGCTCTTGGCGCACTGTCTGGTGCCGCTGGCTTGACTGGAACTGGTGGGACTGAAATTGGTGACACTGGAGTCACAGTCTCTGGTGCGCTCAAGGCCGCAAACTTGGCAAATGCAATATCCTCCTCCAATCCAAACGCAATCATCTCTGCCGCCTCAGGCATGATTGGCGGATTGCCAAAAACAGACAGCAATGCTCCTATGGATGCGGAGGGATTGTCCCAACTTGATCCAGAAGAGCGTGCGGCATACGACAAAGGCGGAATGCAGGGCCTCAGAGACTACGTTGCCTCGAAAAAAGCTGAGGCAAACGATACGTTAACCCCAGAAACAACACCCACTTCAGTTTCTGGAACAGAATCTGC